AGTAGCCCTTCCGTTTGCAATGCTCCAATTAGAATCTTTAACCCAACCACTATCAGTAGCAAAGCCGCCATTAGTAACTAACTCTGGCCCTTGAGCTAAACCCTCAGACTTATCCAGCATTAGCCCTACAGGCTCTCCTACTGCTGTTACAGGCGTTTCACCTAGAGAGTCTTGGTAGAGGGTATGGCTTGGGAAGGCAGTCTTAAACGCGTTCTCAAACGTGCTTAGGATAGGCTGGTAGCTAGAGGCTGTGGAGGCTTCTTCTAGCTGTGCGCCCCACGCGTATATGTAATCAGTACCGTTAGCGGTATATTCAGGCAGTGCAGTAGTTGCCCAAGCAGGAGTGTTGTCGTTATTTGTAAAAACTGAAACATTCATTGTAGAAGTAGAGTGCTGCAACATGACTGACAGTCTGTACCACCCATTACCAGAGTCATCTATCTTGTATGCCTTAACTGGTGGGTTACCAGTTGAGTAATCAGAAACAAAACTTCCTGTCTCTAAATCAATTAACACAGAATACCTGTCGTTTCCAAACGCATCGTTAACTAACCTAATGCCACCATATCTGCCAGTTCCCTTTTTCATGTAAACACTTGCAGTGTTGTTGCCCGCACCAATAAAATGGTTTAAACCAAAAAGATGTATGCCACCGCCAACCGGCGTACATTTATCAGCCGTCTGTGTACCGTCTGGAGCAATAGTTTGATTAGCCACTACCGACATGCTTGTTTTAATCCAAACAGGATTATCAAAGCTCTCAGTGTACTCAAGTAAGTTCTTGCGCCAATCAAGCGAGCCTGACGCAGCAGAGGGGTCATACCATACTCCCGCCTCTCCTTTGTTAAACAGAGAAGCAGGGCTGAAGGGTTTTTGGTTGGTTGCACCTAGTCGGTTTACGCCTAATCCAAACATGGCTTACACCATTTCTGAAACGTAAGCGATACCGGAGTTACCTGCCGTAATGAAAGAGATTACGTTACCTTTGTATACGTGTACGTACTCAATGGTGTTTGCGGGCAGATAAGCAGAAACTGTTGAGGCAGTGCCAGTGACACTGTAGAAACAATCGTCGTTAGCTACGATACGAGCTACACGAGCATCACCAATAGCGGAAGCAGAAGCTGCACTTGCTGAGAGGTTTACGGTAGAAGTAGTAGAAGGACGAAGGACTTGTATTGCTTTTGAGTTACCATCTTTAGCTAAAGTTGACATATTATAGTTTTCCTATGTATAGATAGAAAGGCGTATAGCCCGAAATAAGAGGGAAGGGAGCCCCGTGAGGAGCCCCCTAATTTGTCTTATGCACCTACTGCTAAGACGAGACCAGCTTCTGGACGAAGCACCTGAGTACCGTACAGGCAATCAGCAGTGTACAGGGTTCCAAGGAATTCCTGCTTGTACTGAGTCTGTGAACGGATAGCCTGCTGCTCAGCAAGTACCAGAGCATCTTTGTGGAACAACATAGCGCCACGAGTTGCTTTGTTACCGTTGGCAGAGTTAGCTGCTTCCAGAACAGGGCAGTTAGTAGAAACCAATACGTCAACACCGTAGATGCTACCAATCTTACCAGAGACAGCGCCTTTAGTGTCAGAGTAGTCTACGTTTACGTACTGCTCAGTACCAAGGATAGAGTTACGCAGTACAGGTGGAATAGCGAAAGTACGGCCATCCATAGGTACGTCAGCGTCATCTAGCTTCTGAATCATCTCACGGAATGCAGCGTCGTTAAATACGTCAGTTGCAGTCAGAGTGTCGTCAGCGTACTGAGTCAAGCCACCAGCGCTATCTACGTCGTTGTAGAATACGTTGTTGTTAGCAGTAGTCCAGTTAGCACCAGTACCAGCGCCAAGCTTCTTACCAAGTTCAAACAGGTCGTTGTCAATCTGCTTAGCAAGGCCGTAACCTGCGTCACCAGTGTAGAACTGACGCATGGAAGCGAGAGCCTGTACTTCGGTGATGTCTTCAATCAAGCGAGAGAATTCAAAGTGACGGTTGATAGTAATCAACACTTCTTCTTCAACACCAGCCTGAATAGTAACAGCAGTCTGTGCAACTTTCTGGTGAGCAGTGCCACGGATAGGCTTAGGGACGTGAATCACATCGCCTTTCTTACCGGTCATGCCCATTTTTTTAACGGCGTTAGCCAATACTAGGTTAGACTTATAGGCAGCAATTACCTCGTCACTCCAGATTTCTGGAATAAACTTAGCTGAACTAGTGTTGTCTGTTGCGCCGCCTTGTGCGGGATATACTGAATCGTTAATAGCCATAATATAAATACCTTGTTAAATAATAATAATAGTTTAGTTAGCGAACCCTCTTCTCAGCGTAAGCCTGTGTAATCTCATCTGACAATGCTAAGTAGCGTTCTGGGTCTGTTTGCATAAGTTTAATAATGTCTGAACGTCTGTAAATCTTTCTAGACTGTTGTTGTCCATTACCCTTCGTACTTCCTGTAGAGGCTGACCTGACTGCTTCCTTACGTCCTGCCTTCTCAGCAGCTAAGGTCTGAGTTACTACACCTTGACGTTCCTTCCAGTTAGTGAGAAGTTCGTCAGCGGCTTCGTAATCATAACTACGGTCTGCTTGAGCAAAGAGCTGGGTTCTAATCTTAGAGCCTTTAATCCAGTCAACAAACTTAGAGTCAGCGATGACCTCTTGCATATCTGGGTGTCGTTGGGTTAGTTGTGACAGCGCAGATGTACGTTTGTTTTCTAGTGTTGTTTCTTCAGCCCTCTTAATTGAAGGGTGATTAGCAATAGCTCTAGCGACAGCCTTGTCTGGGTCTGAGAAAAAATCTACTTCTTCTTCAGGTTCTTGCGGTGTTGCTGGTGTATCGTTGGCATCGAGTTGTGTCTGAATGTAACTATCGACGACACTACGTAACTCCCCTACTTCACTGCTTTGTCTACCTAAAAGCTTCTCAGCCTCTTGGTGCATTCTAACAATATCAGCAGTTGACTTTCCTTTGTACTTCTCAGGGATTTCTTCTTCACTTACCTCTGGTTCAGTGGGTGGCTCCTGTTGGGGAGCTTCAGCTTGTTCAGGGGCTTGGTCAAAAGTAGTGATTTCTTCGCCTTCGTTAACGTCTTCAGGACGCTCGTCTATAAGTGTTGCCATTATTAAACTCCGTGATTTATTATCATTGTGGAGGTTTACATTATGTAAGGATTCGGTTAGGAGTTAGCCTTACGCTCTTGAGATAACTTCTCTGCTCTATTTCTTTCCCACTTCCTAGTGGCTTTAATAGAGTCTCCTGATATTGCGTCTATCTTACAACGCACAGGTGTTATCTGTTTCTTAGAAGGCTGACCACACTCATGGCAGTCGATTACCTTCGTATCTCTTTTTACTAGACCTTCAGTGACGTGTCCGTTGTCACACTTAAAGTCAAACATAATCATTCTTCGTTAGGCTGTGATAGAGCCTCCTCCGCATCCCTAAGCTGATTCTCTAGGGTAAGCATGTAGGAAAGGACATCTAACTGACCTTTACGGAAGTTTAGGTCTCTTTCATCTGAAGTAGACCTAACTGAATCTATATTAGAAGACTGGGCCTCTAGGTCTGACATGAGTTCCTTCCAGCCTTCAGTACGGAACAAAGTAAACATGTTCTCGTAGTACTTTTGTAGTTCTCTATCTTCTATCAACTGTTTCTCCTTTAGTGGACAGTTTAGTTTATAAACAAAGTAACTAATTAAAGTATACTATAGTACATTATAGCATATTTTTAGTCAAAAGTCAAGTGTTATTTCTTCTTAGCCTTGTTTTTTACAGCTCTCTGGCCCCTAATGGGCATCTTACTGCCCTTCTTTGATGTTGATTTTCCACATGCCATGTTATTTCCTCGATTTAGCGCCGGAACACTTCCAACGTTTACGTGATAAGTTATTAGGAGTATTAGGGTCATTCTGTTTAGCTTTGGGTAAGCCCTTCTTGATGCCAAGGCTCCTAGCACAGTAGCTATCGCCCTTGGAAGTCCCCGGTTTTACACGAGGGCCTCCACCTTTAGCTTTACCAGCTTGACCGTAGCTTACTTTCTTGCCGCTAGAGGTTACCTTAACCTTTGCTTTTCCCTTTCTTGGTGTCGCCACTGGGCTTCTCCTGATTAGCTTTAAGTTCT